AGATGGGCAGGGGGAACAGTTGGTTTGGGAAATACAAACTGTTATGATATCTTCACTTTTATTGGAATCAATACCATTGGTTCTGCATCTTCTACAGCAAACTATGAGATTTTGGGTTCTGTAAACGGAGACTATAGAAGATATTAATATGGCACCTTTTTTATCTACTATTACGTCACCAGCTTCTGCATCCAGAAATGACGATTTTTCTAGAGCATCAGAAGTTAATGTATATCAAGTGGGTGGAGTTACTTATAAATCTTATACATTCACAGAGACTGGTAGTTTTTATCTCAGAACATCTAGATCTTTTGACATCCTAATCGTTGCTAATGGTGGAAATGGTCAAAGTACAGCAGGTGGCGGTGGTGGTGAAGTAGTTGTAAAAACTGACTATAAACTTTCTAGGGGGACTTACAACTTTTCTATCGGATCTAGAGGTGAACTTGAAATTGAAAATGCCTCTGGAACGAGAGGTAAAGATTTTATAATTAAAACAGAGGGTAACAATGAACTGACTGACTTAAGAGCACTTGGTGGTGGCAACGGTGGTCAGGATGGTGGTTCTGGTGGTGGTGGATATGCTGATCAGGGAAGTTCTCCAGGCAACTTAAAACCACGTGGTGTGTCTATTGCTGTCAATGGTTTGGGTTTTAACGGTGGATCACCAACTAACACTAGAGGTAGATGTGAGAATGCTGCTGGTTGCGGTGGTGGTGGTGCTGGTGGTACTGGTCTGACAAATATTAGAAATAGTTCAAGACTTGCTGTTGGTGGTGCTGGTGGTCCTTGTATTACCAACACTTTTAGAGATGGAACTTCCAGGTCTTATGCTGGTGGTGGAGGTGGTGCATCTAATCCATGCCATAACGATGCAACCAACGTTGGTGGTGCTGGTGGTTGTGGTAGTCTCTCTGGTGGTCAAGGTGGTGGAGCTGGAACTATTTTTCCATACAATTCTGTTGATGGTACTGGTGGTGGGGGTGGTGCTCAAGCTCAAGGATCCACTGGTGATGGATATGGTGCAACTGGTATTTTGGTTATCAGAGAAATTATTGGTTGATGTGTGTTATAATGTATTATAAATTTTATTGCGTCGTTACATATCGATGAAAGCAGTAGTTTACACAAAAGAAAATTGTCAATGGTGTGATCGAGTCAAATATCTTCTCGGTCATTTGAACTTTGATTACATCGAATATAAGTACGAAACCGATTTCACCAAAGAGCAGTTTTATGCCGAGTTTGGTGAAGGTGCTACTTTTCCACAGGTTTCTATCGATGATCAGTACATTGGTGGGTGTAAAGATACCCTCCAGTACCTTCAAGAACAGAAACTGCTATAATGGTATAAATATTTTCAAGTTATGGAGGAACAACACACACTTTAGGTAAAGTGGTTGTTCCATGCGAGGAACAACCGATAGGTAGTTCCAGAGGAGAACAAAAATGTTAGCAGTCAGTCTTGTTTTTGGAACGCTTGCTGCGTTCATGGCTTTTTTTGTTGGTGGCATGGTAGGGTGGACAGCAAGAGAGTACTTGTTGTATAATTCTGTTCAAGAACCCTCTATGCATCCAGAAATGTATGACGAAGATGGAAACGTTCTTCCCGATTCCTTGATTGCATTTAGATTTACATATGATGACGAATTTGAAGACGAAGATTAATTATTTTGGAGTTTAATCATGACTAAATTACCCCCCAACCCCCTTGTAACCGAAGTATTTCAAAAGGTTTCAAACGCAAAGACAAAAGCAGAAAAGATTGCTATCCTGCAAGAGTACAGATCACCTGCTCTCATCCATCTTTTCGTTTGGAACTTTGATGAGACCATTGAATCTGCACTGCCTGATGGTGAAGTTCCTTACACTGCCAATGATAATACTACTGGTGACGGTGTAAGTAGACTGAGCAGTCAGTATAGAATTCTCTACAACTTCGTGAAGGGGGGTAATGATAGTCTTAATCAGACCCGTAGAGAATCTATGTTCATTCAGCTTCTGGAATCCCTCCATCCTGATGAAGCTGATTGCCTGTGTACTGTAAAGGATAAGCAACTTGGAAAACGTTACAAAATCACCCACAACACGGTTAAAGAAGCCTACCCCGACATCGTTTGGGGATCCCGTGGCTGATATTAATCCTTGGACCGAAGAAGAACTTGTAGATTGTAAAAGAATCTATGGGTGCCAAGTGATCTATCAGAATGCCAATGCCATTCAACTGGCAGATAAATCACTTCCCAATGATTGCTACAAGGTAACGTATGAGGTCGATGGAGTTCTTTGTCATGATCTAACCAGAACTGGTAAAAAGACAAAACTATTTGATATGTACTGGGATAAGTTCCGCAATGGCATCAAAAGCATTGAATGGGGTCCTGGTAATGCAAATCCAAAGACGTGGGGTGAAGAACCCCCCAAATCAAAATCGAAAAAGTGATTCCAAATATCGGGAAAAAATTTTCCCGATATTTTTTTGTCTGTAGGGTTCACCTTGACATAAATATTTTCAAGGACTATAATAGTCTTGTCGTTCATTCTCTATTTGCGAATAGAGAACGCAAGTAAGCCGACTCGGAACGGATCGTTCATCTATGGAACAACTCTTCTTAACTTGCTTACAGGCACAATTAATCATCGGCAGAATTAATGCCAGTGAAGTTGTTGCTCCCCAACAAAAAAATGATCTTGTGTGGGAAGTTAAGCAGGTGACCAAGAAAGGTTGTTTCTTAGACGCAAAAGCCGACTGAAGGAACGGGATTTAACCATCTCATTTCTTTAGGAGAAAACCAATGTCGAAAGTCGTTTATCGTGGTGCTGAGTACGATACCCAGAAGCGTCTGGAGTATCAACAGCAAATGATGCAACAACCTCAACAGCAAAATGAAGTCTATCGTGGCGTCAAGTTTGTAAAAGAGGGTCATAAGTGATGAAGAAACTCAATGTACTTCAACTCATCAAAGAGCAGAAGCAAAAAGAAGATCGTCGTCACCAAGCACAACTTGCTAATGTAGGTGCAGGAAAATGATTGCCCTGATCGCTGGTATTGTCGGCGGATCAACGGCACTCATTCTCTTGATTTATGCAGAAGTCCTATTGCTGAATAAGTAATGGAAGACTACACCTATCATTATGATGATATGGATAAGGATAGCAGACCACCTGCTTGCTACCAACTAACATATAGAGGGTGTAGGTATTGGTCTTGCTATCGAGTACACTTGCGTGATTGGTTTGAGAAGATGATGTCTTTTCAACCAATACTTAATAGGAGGGGTTGACTACCCCTCTTTTTTTGTCTATAATAAAAAGAAACCAAAATTATGGAAAGAGACAAACTCAAACTAATAGTCAGAAATCTAAAACTTTTGGTAGATGCCTTAGAATCTGAAGTATTTTCTGACGTTGAAGCATACCAGTATGAGGATTCATCACCCCATATCTCTGACTATGATGAGGTTTTTGATGATGATGGTTATCCTGACTAGTATAAATGGTATAATAAAGGAGGTGTACCATGCGTCTCAAAGACACTATCAGATTAGCCAAGAAAGCACTTAAACAACCTTGGCTTTATACCGAAGAAGAGTTGACTTACATGCGTAAAGCAAAGAAGTCGGCAAAGCAGCAACTGAAACAAAAACACATGAGGAAGAATGACAGTACGACTGATTCAAGCAACCCCGAATCCTGAAGAGAACATGGCATATATTGCTAGGGTCTCCAATCCTAGCAATCAAGAAAATCCCAACTATGCCAAACTGTTGGGTTACTGCATCAAGCACAATCATTGGTCTGTGTTTGAACAGAGTTTTATGACTCTGGAGATTGAGACTACTCGTGGTCTGGCAGCTCAGATTTTGCGTCACCGTTCTTTTACATATCAAGAGTTTTCGCAACGTTATGCTGATTCTTCCCTACTCTCGGAGACGATCCCTCTCCCTGAACTTCGTAGGCAGGACACCAAGAATCGTCAGAATTCTATTGATGATATTGATCCTTTTACTCAACAACAGTATGAACGAAAAATGCAAATTCATTTTGATGCTGCGATGAATTTGTATCGAGAGATGTTGAATGATGGGATCGCAAAGGAATGTGCTCGTTTTGTTCTTCCTCTGGCAACTCCGACCAAGATCTACATGAGTGGGTCTTGCCGCAGTTGGATTCACTATATCAATCTGCGTTCTGCCAATGGAACTCAGAAAGAACACATGGACATTGCACTTGAGTGTAAGAAGATTTTCACCGAAGTCTTCCCATCTGTTTCTGAAGCCCTTGAGTGGGTCTAAATAAGTCTTTATGAATAAACTATGGCAACTTATCCTGTAATCAATACGCAGACAGGGGAGCAGAAAGAAGTAGTCATGAGTGTTCATGATTGGGATCAGTGGAAGATTGATAACCCTGATTGGCAAAGAGATTTTTCTGATCCCAGTACTTGCCCTGGAGTTGGTGAAGTAGGAGAGTGGAAAGACAAACTTGTTGCCCGCAATCCTGGTTGGAATGATGTACTTGCTAAAGCACAAAAAGCAGGTGGTAACCGTCAACAATTAAAAATTTAAGTTCCCCTTATATGCCCAGAAAGAGAAAAACGTCCGAAGTTTCACCCGTAGGAGCTGGTTACACAGCAAAGCAAATGAAACGAAGAAAACCTATCAACCAAGATCTTCTGGTTGATATTGAACCGTTAACTGAAAATCAAAGAAAGTTTTTTGCCGCATACGAAAAAGGTCAAAACTCCTTCTTATATGGATGTGCTGGAACAGGTAAAACCTTTATTGCGTTATACAATGCTCTGAAAGACGTTCTCAATGAGTACACTCCCTATAACAAGATCTATATCATTCGTTCTTTGGTAGCAACCAGAGAGATTGGTTTCCTTCCTGGTGACCACGAAGATAAGTCTGCACTTTACCAGATTCCTTATAAGAATATGGTCAAGTACATGTTTGAGATGCCTACGGATGCCGACTTCGAGATGCTCTATGGCAATCTTAAGGCACAGGAGACAATTAGTTTCTGGTCTACGTCATTTGTTCGTGGAACTACCTTTGATGATGCGATTCTCATTGTTGATGAGTGTCAAAACTTGAATTTTCATGAATTAGATAGTATAATTACACGAGTGGGTGATAACTCTAAAATTATGTTCTGTGGTGATGCCACCCAATCTGACCTCACCAAGTCTAATGAAAGAAATGGAATCCTTGATTTCATGAAAATCATTGAACAAATGGACTCTTTCAATATTGTCGAATTCGACACTGAGGATATTGTTCGTTCTGGTCTGGTTAAGGAATACATTATTAAGAAACTGGCACTAGGATTTTAATGTTTAATTTTGTTGATGTGAATCTCCCTCAACTTGAGAGGGAGACTATAGATGGGGTTCGTTATTATAAAGTCCCTGCAGAAGAAGAGTTGCAAAGACTGGTGTCGATCACTTCGGTCACCAGTTTTTACAACAGACAAA